TGCCCGCGGCGGACGGTTCGAGGCCGCCGGCGAATCCGAGGCGATGGCCGTCGCCTGTAAAAAAATCGATCGTATATTAACAGGACAACGCAATGTTTAATTGGCTCAAACGAATCGGACGGCGTCGAGTCGAAAAATACGACCTGAACGAGTACGCCCGCCGATTCCTATCCGGGGACGAGTTGCCGACGGAAGGGACGTATTCGATGAGCCCCGAGGCGTCGATGCGTATCGCCACGGTTTTCGCCTGTGTCCGGGTCCTCTCGGAGACGATTGCCTCATTACCCTGCCAGGTGTATCGGCGAACGACAAACGGCGGATTCCAGGTCCTCCTGAATCATCCATTGACGGATCTGCTCTATCGCCGGCCGAACCGATGGCAAACGGCGTTCGAATTTTGGGAGATGCTCGTCGGCCATATTATGCTCCGAGGAAATGCCGTCTGTGTCAAGATCCGATCCGGCGAGTCGGTCAAAGCCCTCATTCCGTACCATCCATCAAGGGTTCGCCTCGAGGAGCAGCCGGACGGCCTGGTCTATCATATTACGCTCAATGACGGTGCGACGATGCGCGTTTTGGGCCAGGATGTCTTTCATCTACGCGGACTCTGTAGCGATTCATGGTGGGGCCTCTCGCCGATCGCCCAATCGAAGGATACGTTTAAGCTCGCCCGCCAACTGGCCAACTACGCCACGAATATGTTCGAGTCCGGCGGGGCCAAACGGGTCCTCCTGAAATGGCCCAAACCCCTCAGCGATGCGGCCTATAAGAAACTCAAAGACGATTGGCAAGCGAATTTCTCGAATAACGCCCGCACGGCGATCCTGGAGGAGGGCGGGGATGCCGCTACGATCGGTATGAACGCCGATGAGGCCGAATATATCGAGTCCAGGCGATTCAGCAAAGAGGAAATCTGTGGGATCTTCCGCGTTCCGCCGCACATGGTGGCGGACCTCTCCCGGGCGACCTATTCGAATATCGAGAAACAGGATCTCTTTTTCGTCAAACATACCGTCCGGCCGTGGCTCAAACGGATCGAATCGGCCATCGGCCGGGACCTGATTGTCCGCCCCTCGATCCACGTCGCCAAGTTTAACGTCGATGCCCTCCTGAGAGGCGATATAAAGACGCGAACGGAGGCGATGCGCGTCCAATTTTCACACGGAATCCGGACCCTCAATGAGTGGCGGGCGGTCGAACGGCTGAATCCGGTCGATGAACCGTTCGCGGACCAGCACTTTATTCCCAACAATCTCATGCCGATCGAACAATTGTCCGAGGGCGCAGAGCCCGAGCCGGCGGCCAGTCCCGAGGGCCTGGGCGGTCAGGAGAATGAGCCCAAGGCGTATCTCCTGCCTATCGCCCGAGATATCGCCGCCCGCCTGGTCAATCGGGAAGTGCGAGAGGCAAGCCAGGGAGAATTTAAGACGTTTATCGAACAGCATCGAAAATACGCATTCAATTCAGTAAAGGGGTTTCTGGAATCGGCCGAGGCCGCCGATGAGATCCTGCGTAAGGAACTGTCGGCCGATATTATCGCCGGCCTGGCCGAAGGATGCGAGATCGATATTGACCTGCGGAATCAGCGGATCGTCGCCCTCCTCATGGCGGCGGCGCATGACAATAAGGAACACAAAGTAATCTGGGCCACGCGCGCGGCAGCGGCATTGGCCCGCATTAAAAAGCGGGCGGCAGCCTGTACCTAAAGGAGACTCGAAATGAAAACCAAGCAACTCGCTAACTATGCCGCGGTCAAAGAGATCCGGTCTGACGGAACCCTGAGCGCCGTCGCCTCGACGCCGAGCCTCGATCGCGACGGGGAAATCATTACGCCCAAGGCATTCGAACGGCATCTCGAACGGTACAAAGCGAACCCGGTCATTATGGCCGCGCATACCCATCGTTCGATGTCCGGAATGCCGACGATTATCGGCTCGGCCTCCCGGATCGAAGTCAAGCGGAACGCGCTCGAGTTCGATATGCGGTTCGCTAAAACCGAGATCGCGAAAGCGTGGCAATCCCTCTATGAGGACGGCCACGCCAAGGCGTTTAGCGTGGGATTCATTCCGATCCATGGTGATTGGAAAGAGCAGGACGACGAAAGTGTGTTCACCTATGACGAAGTCGAACTGTTGGAAATCTCGGCTGTTGCCGTACCGTCGAATCCGGACGCGCTTATGCGAGGTGGTATCGATGAAAAGGAACTGACCCAACTCATCGACCGCCGTATCGAAAAGATCGTAGGGCAATGGGCCATCAAGCGTTTAAGTCAAAAAATTAAGGACTAAAATCATGATAGAAGAACTGGAAAAACTCATCAAAAAATTCGAAGGGGCCATGACGGAACTGCGCGCCGACGTCCAACTGATTCAGTCGGACGTTAACGATCTGCGCTCCGACATGAACGACGGCAATAAGTCGGCGTCCGAGCGGGCGGATAAAATCGCCCAACTGACCGAAATGATGGACGCCAAAGCCGCCGCCCTGGCCGAACTCAAAGCCTATGTTTGTTCAATCGAGAGCGATATTTCAGACGCCGATCCGAGCTATAAGGGCCATTTCCCGAACGCGAAACGCGCCAGGAATTTCGGCCTTTGGGTTTTGGCCATGGCCGAGATGCCGGATGGGCTCTCGGAGCGGGCCCGATTGAGCCTGGACAAACACAATAAGGCCCTGGCCGAAAATGTGACCAGTACGGGCGGCGGCCTTGTGCCCGAGGAGTTCGTGGCCTCTCTGATAAAGCTGCAGGAGGAGTACGGCGTTTTCCGTCGGAATGCCCGCGTGGTTCCGATGGCCAGCGATCGGCAAACGTGGCCGAAACTGGATGGCCATATAACCGTGTACTATCCAGGCGAGGCCGGAACGATCACCGAAACGAACCCCACGTTTGAAAATGTGCAGTTAGTGGCCAGGAAAGCCTGCGCCCTGACGGCCATTAGTTCCGAACTTGAGGAAGATGCCGCCGTCGCCATCGGCGAAATTGTCCTGGCCGACATGGCCCGGGGGTTCGCCCTGGCCGAGGACCAGGCCAGTTTCCTGGGCGACGGGACGAGTACCTACTGGGGATTCCAGGGCATTACCGGGGCCCTGTTGGCCGTCGATTCGACGATTGCGAACATCGCCTCTCTCCAGGTCGCCTCGGGCAACGCCTATAGTGAGATCGTCCTACCTGATTTCGATGCCATCGTCGGCAATTACCCCAATTACGCCGACAATGCCAATACCAAGTGGTATATGCACCGATACTTCTACTGGACGGTCGTCGTTCCGCTCATCCAGGCGTACAGTTCGAACGTTCCGACGATCGGAAACCCGTCGGATACCGAAGGCAAGCGGCCGTTCACCTTCCGCGGTTATCCGGTCGAGCTGGTCGATGTCATGCCCAGTTCCGAAGCGAACTCGCAGATCTGCGCCCTCCTGGCGAATCTCCAGATGGGCGCCTACCTCGGCGACCGTCGGCAAATGCGATTCGACCGCTCACGGGAAGTGTATTTCACGACCGATCAAATCGGTTTGAGAGCGACCAGGCGCCATGCAATTAATGTCTTTGGCGTGGGCGATACGAGCGATGCGGGCCCGATTATGGGCCTCATTACCGCCGCCTCGTAAGAGCGACCAGGGCATAAGTGAGAACTCAATGAATGAGGTTTTAAAATGATTCCAATAGAAAGACAACAATACACTTTGATATTGCCGCCCATTTCGGCGAACAACGCGAATTTCAGCGGTAATACCTACGTCGATACGGCCGGCTGGGCGCATGCGCGATTTCTCTTGATTACCGGGGCCTTGGCGGCCGGTGTCGGAAGTACGGCGCATACAACCGCGCCCCTTGTCGAGGAGTGCGATACGACGGGCGGCACTTACGTCGCCGTCACAAATGCGGCCTTGGCGGATGCGATCTCAGATTCCGAGGATAACAGCCTCTTTGCGATCGATGTCGATCTAACGGGCTCGCATCGCCGTTATATGCGCATCCAGGCGCCCGATGCGGGGGCCGGGGCATGTATCCTGGGGATCGTGGCCATCCTCTCGAAAAAAGAGTCTGGCCCGCCGCATAACGGCCTCGCCGCCGATGCCGGTCTGACGGAACTGATTAGCGCCTAAAAAGAAGGTTTGGGTTGTGTGGGAAGTGGTCATTTGTGGACGGGGCGGCGCTCCGGCGTCGCCTCCGCCCGCACAACAAGAAGAGAACGAAAGGTTAAACATGACAATGATTACAGGAAAACTTAAACGTGACGTCAGGCTTTTTGGCGGTAAAGAATGCGCTGATGGCGTGCTACGATTGCGCGGTGAGGAGGCGTCTGTCCATCCGGATTATGCGGACTTGATTGACAAGAAGCGCACGAAACGCCCGCGCCGAACACGCGCCGCGGCGACGGACAAACAAGCGGTCCCGCCCGCGACGAAATAAGGAGTCCGCTCATGTACATAGAACAACATAATGTCGTGGTCAATACCGATGCCGGAACGGCGACGGCGACGACCAGTGAGCCGATTGTTGGGCGCATCGTGCAAATTCAGTATGAGGTCGCGGATTTCCCCTCGCCCTCAGCCTCTTTGAGCGCCTCCGTCTCGGCGTCGCCCAGTGCCTCCGTCAGTGCGAGCGTCTCGACCTCGCCCAGTGCGAGCGTCTCTCTGTCGCCCAGTGCCTCTATAAGCGCCTCGGCCTCCGTCTCGCCGTCGGCCTCCGTCTCGGCCTCCCCGTCTGAGGGAACGCCGTCGGCCTCCGTCTCGGCCTCCCCGAGTGCGAGTGTCTCGGCCTCCGTCTCCGGATCGCCGTCATCGCCGATTCCGTCACACAGTCCCTCGGCGTCACCCAGTGCGAGCGTCTCCGTGTCACCCAGTGCCTCCGTCAGTGCGTCGGCCTCGGCGTCACCGAGTGCGAGCGTCTCCGTGTCGCCCAGTGTCTCCGTCTCCGCATCGCCCTCGGCCTCCGAATCGGCCAGCGTCTCCGTGTCGCCCAGTGCCTCCGAATCGGCCAGCGCGTCCTCGACGCCGTCGCCGTCGGCGAGCCCGAGTGCCTCGGCCTCCGTCTCCCCGAGTGCAAGTGTCTCGGCCTCCGTCAGCGCCTCGCCGTCGTCGGCCTTTGATGCCTCGTTTAATGTGGCGATTACGGGCGAGGATACGGGAATTAATATTCTGACAGAAACGGCCATCACGGGCGCCTGCCAGCGCCGGCCGCGCCAACTATGTCACCTGAATACCGACGGGTCAGAATTGACCTATGACGGTTCGAATAATGTGACCGACGACGTCGTCGTCGCCGGGGAACGAATTCAAATCGTGGTGACGGAGGCGGGCGGCGGTAAACGCCAGGGAACATTCCGGATTTGGGTCGGACAATAATGGAAGGAACGCCGAAAGGAACGACATGGATGTCAGTGTGATTATTCCGGCGCGGAACGAGGAATTCCTCGCCCAAACGGTCGCCACGATCGTCGAGGCGATACGCGGCGACACGGAAGTCATCGCGATTATCGACGGCGAACATAAGGGGCCCGAGATCGCCGAACACCCGCGGGTCCGCGTGGTGCGCAATGACAAACCGCTCGGCCAGCGCCAGTGCGTCAACCTCGGCGCGCGCATGAGCCAGGCCAAGTATCTGCTCAAAACGGACGGCCATTCTATGCTCGATCAAGGGTTCGATTCAAAACTCATGGCCCATTGCGAGTACGACTGGACCGTGATTCCGAGGATGTACAATCTGCACGCCTACGACCTGGTCTGCGCGTGCGGATTGCGCCTAAACAATCACCGCGGCGGCGTGGAATGCCCGCAATGCGGAAAAAACGACTGGAAACGCGAGGTGATCTGGCGCCGCAAACTGTCCAAAAAAACGGATTGGATGTATATTCGCGCCCCCGAGTGCGAGGATATGCCCCTGCGCGTGCAGTATTACGGCAATCGCGATTTCGTCTGTACGAAATGCGGCCGGCATCACGAACAAAGGGGCGATCACGAAAAGTGCCGCAAGTGCGGACATGGTGAATTTGAAAAGGCGATGGCCTTCCCGGTCGAATATAAGGCCCATCGCCAGTGGGCCAAACGCCAGGGCGATATCGCCGACGTGATGAACGGCCAGGGCGCCTGCTGGTTCCTCCATCGAGAACGCTACTGGGACCTGGAGGGCCTCGATGAGGGCCACGGTGGATGGGGGCAGATGGGGGTGGAAATCGCGGCAAAGGCGTGGTTGTCCGGCGGGCGTCACGTTGTGAACCGAAAGACGTGGTTCGCGCATTTTTTCCGATGCGGCAACGGTCCGCATTTCCCCTACCGGATCTCGGGTCAGTCCCAGGTCCGGGCCCGAAAATATTCGATCGATCTGTGGACCTCGGGGCGATGGGCCAAACAGGTCCGGCCTCTCGAATGGATGGCCGAAAAATTCTGGCCGGTTCCTACCTGGGATCGCGATAAAGTCAATAGGCAGTTAAGAGACTATCACCCGGTCAAGGTGGATTTACAGCCGATCGAACCCGTGACGACGCCGGTCCCGAGCGAAACGCCGCCGCCAGGGCCGCAACCGTCCGTCGGCTCAAAAAGCGAAATAATCACAAAGCCGAGCGGCAAGCGGGTTAAGCGCCTCCGCGTCCCTCGGCCGATCCTGAGCGTGATTGTTCCAGCGCGGAACGAAAAGTTCCTCGATGAAACCCTCGAGGATCTCCTGCGCAACCTCGCAACAAGCTATGAGATTATTATTGGCCTCGACGGAATGCCGCAAGATCCGGAATTTGTGCGCTGTAATAAGTCCTACGCCTGGGACGACCGGGTCAAAATCTATACCTCCGACGAACGGATCGGAATGCGCCCCATGATTAACCGCCTGGCCAATATGGCCGTCGGCAAGTTCCTCATGAAACTGGACGGCCATTGTGCCATCGATAAGGGGATGGACAAAAAACTCCTGGCCGCCTGGGAAAATTGTGGGTGCGTTGTGCCGCATCGATACGATCTCGATACCCAACGATGGAAACGGCGAAAGCCGTCCCGAACGGATTGCCGGCGTTTAACGCATTCGAGCGAGGATGATATCGGACTGCGAGCCCTGGACTGGCCGGAATATACCGAGAAATTCAAGGACCAGGATATCATCGAAACCATGGCCTGTTCGGGCTCCTGTTGGCTCATGAAACGCGGCCTGTTCCTCCAGTGGGGCGGATGGGATGAAACACATGGCACGTTTGGCCAGGAGGGATGCGAACTCGCCTGTAAAATATGGCTCTCGGGCGGCCGGCTACTCCTGGTCAAAACTACCTGGTACGCGCATTGGAATCGGGGAAAAGCCTGTTATGCCCTCGGGCCGCATCAAAAGACGAAATCAATCAACTACAGCCATGATCTGTGGCTAAACAATAAATGGTATTATCAAAAATACGCCTTTGATTGGCTCATCGAGAAGTTCGCGCCGCCCGGATGGCCGCCGTATGAGGCGCCGGAGTCCCTCCAACCGCCGCGGATGGGCGGACCGTCGAAAGCCTGGCGCCCTCATCATACGATCGACGATCTGTGGGAGCATCGGATCGCCCATAGCGAGCCCTCGAAACGGCATCGATTGACGATCTTTTGGCTCAGTTTCGAGCCGTTCGTCCGCTCTGTCCTGGCGGGCTCGCCGGATTACAGCGGCCGGTATCATGAATATCTGCTCTCGCATACCAAGCGGACGGGCCTACGCCGACGCACGGAAAAAGAGCATCGGCACGTCGATCGAAAAATGCAAGATTCCGTTCGGCTCATCCTGGATATCAAAACCAACGGCATCAAGGCGCCCCTGGCGTTCTATCGCGACGAAGCGCATGAACGCATGATTCAGTGGAAAGGCTATCGCCGCCTGGTGATTGCCCACGTCCTCGGGATTAAAAAGGTCCCTCTGGTCTGCTATTACGATAAAAGGACCGCGGCAACGATGGACCCGGACGTGAACGTCAGGAAACTCCGGCCATTACCCGCCAACGCGATCCAGAAGATCTGTACAGAGCAGTTCGCCCAACATGGCGAGCGGGCGACCGATAAGCACTGGGTTCATCGCTATTCGCGACTCTATGACCGACATTTTCATGAGATGGAAACCCGCACAAAGGCCCTCTTGGAACTCGGGATCGCCCGCGGCGCCTCCCTGGCTATCTGGCGCGAATATTTCCGGCGGGCCCGGATCGTCGGCGTCGATAACGATTCGAAGGGCCGATGGAAACGGTTCGCCGACGGACTGGCCAATACGGAAATTATGATCGGGGACGAAACGGATGAGGACTTTATGGGGAGCGTGGCGCAGAACGGACCCTATGACATTATCATTGATGACGCCTCGCACGAACCGAAACATCAAGCGGCCGCCTTTGAGGCGCTCTGGCCCTCACTGAGCCAATACGGATTCTATGTGATCGAAGATATCTATCGCAGTTTCTCCAATAACGGAAAGGGCCGGTGTATCGAGCCGGACCTGGAGCAGCGGATCTATAACGATCACTGTGACATTATGGAGATTCATCACTATAAGAATATCTGTTTCATACGAAAGGCGCCGACATGTTAGATCCGGCCAGGGATATCACGATCGTATATTATTATGACAATACCCTGCCCGCGGCGTTCGCCGAGCGCATGCAGCGCCAACTGGCCCGATGCGCCCGGAAGGAAAATAATATCCCCATTATCAGCGTCTCTCAAAAACCGATCAAATTCGGATGGAATATTTGCATGGGCGATATCGGCCGATCCTATTTCTCCCTCTATAAGCAAGTCATTACCGGATGCCGGTACGCCGAAACGCCCTATGTGGCGCTCTGTGAGGCGGACGTATTCTATCAGCGAACGCACTTTCATCTCCGCCCGGATCAATACGACGGGATTTACGACCAGAATTGCCACCGATTCCTGGTCAAACAGCGATGTTTCTGCCTGTACCGCGGCGGCCGGTCCCTGTTCCTCCTGGTGGGAGATCGTGAAAAGATTATCGAGAATTTTGAGCGGAAACTGGCCCTGTTCAAAACCGAAAAGGATTTCTCCAAACGTTTCGAGCCAGGCAAGGGCGAGGCCGAACTGGGCCTACCGCCCTTTACCATTACGCCTGGTGCGGGCGCCTATTCGAATATTCATATTTGCAACCATGGATACAACCTCTCGCCGAAAGCGAAACGGCCGGCCTGGACGACGGATATGCTCCCGGATGGGATGACGGTCGATGAGGCGATCCGCGAATGGGAGGTCCCAGTGGGACGATAGACGATGGACGATAGACGATAGACGATGGACGATGGACGATGGACGATGGACGATGGACGATGGACGGACGATAGACGATGGACGATAGACGATAGAC